GACATTGATTGCTTGTGCCTGTAAACTAATATCACCAGACGAAGCAATGTCAACATCACCTTTGCCAACTATTTTTGTGGTGCCTTCAACTGTTTGTGTGACATCACCTTTGACTTGTTGAGTAACATTGCCTTCCACTTTCATTAAACTATCACCTTTAATATTAACAAAACAGGCACCTTCAATAGTAATATTACATTGACCAGTAATTTGCACATCTTTATCACCTAAAACAATCTCGTAGCCATTACCATAAATTTTATGAACTTCACCATCAGGTTGCATTTCTAAAAATGTACCTGCACGATGTTGAACACGCACACGTTCTCTATTTGGTGTGTCGTCCATCTCAATTAGATGGCCAGATTCAGATTGTTGTGCCTTATTATAGGGATATTCAGGTGGATTTTCTGAATCTACTACAACCGGTTCTGTCCATGAACTATCTATTGTCATTACTCATCCTATGATAATTGTGGTATTACTGATGCTGTATTTCCGCTGGCCACCACTTCTTGTATATTAATTGCTGATTGCACTTCTGTTTTTAATTCATTCAACACAGCCGTTTGGTCAGTCAACGTGTTAACTACTTGTTGAGCAGCTTTTAATTCAATTGTTGCTTCAGCTAAACATTTTGCCAATAACTCCTGCAATTGTGCTGGCAGGCTTTGTATATATGCGACCAATTGTTGTAGATACTTTATGTATTCTTGGTAAGCTCGTATCTCATCAATAATAGGCTCTATTTCTTTTTGAATTAATTTAACTTTTGCTTTTAATGCCAAAGCAAATTCTTTTGCTTCTTCAATAATAGGTGTGCTTGATGTTCCCGCCCACAGTCCTGCTAATGTTGTTCGTATTAATTTAACGATACCCATCACTTGAGATTTAATTACCGCTACATCTTTATTAAGCTCTACAGCCACATTACAAATATGTGTACGATTATTGGCGGCTTTACCTTGAGGAGTATTTGCAACTACACCTCTGGCTGAAGGTGATGTAGTAGGTTGTCCTACTGATTCAACAACAATACCATCCGGTGGTTTAGGTGCCGCAGCAATTTGTGCTGGTGTTCTTGGATCTTGGAATCCACTATCACCACCAGCTGACGCTTTGATACCTGTGTAGATTCCCATAATTGTTGGAGCTTGACTGGAATCACCATCACCAAAGAAACCCATAACATAATCGCCTTCTTTTGGTGTAGCAAAGCTTTGTTGTGAATTTGGTGAAACAAGGCAAGGAGCCCAAGGTAAATCTGCTGTAGGTATTAATTGTTTGTTTTCTGTGTGATGTCCAAAGATACGAACTTGGCACCGACCCATTTTTAAAGGATCATTTCGGCTCTCTACAACACCAATCCACCAATTAAACCCATCTTTTCCAATAAAATTTTCCATTATTCTTTCACCGCATTAGTCCAAACAGAAGAATCATTATTAATATTCATGTAATTCGTTGGCGTACTATCTTTGGCCAATTCTAAAATAGTTTGATATGTGCCTCCAGATTCTATAATATGTCTTACCGCTGTCACCAAATATTTACCAGAATAAAATTTATCCAAATCTTTTGTTGTGTTTGAAGGTTTAAGTGATGGCAAATTAAAATTTACAGTTCTACCGGCCGTAATACCTGGATCTCCTGGTATAGAAGCTTTTAATACTGTGTAGTTAGATAAATTAATTTGAGATGTTCTATTAGGTAAATAAGTTTCAATAAAAATATCTTGAGCAACACCAGCTTCTGCTTGTTTTATGTATGGCACTAATTTTTGATTAGCATTTCCCATTGAAACTTTCAATACACTTTCATATGATTCTTGCTCCGTTTTACCTAAACGATTTTTTAAACTATTTGTAACGCCGCCAGGATTTAAAGATTTGGCCTGTGATTTATATTTTGTGTAATCAAAATTGGTTTTTTTAAATGTACGTGTTAAAGGATCAATTGATATTAATTGATTAGCTAATGTACCAGAAGTAATTTCATTTAGAATATCATATGGTTTGCCCAATTCATATTCTAAAACTGTAATTGTTTCTTCTTGAAAGCTTTGTGTATCATTATCTAAATTTTTGGCCTGATACTTATACGTGGCGTATATGTCATCTTTAATCATTGACTGTATTGACCTAAAATTAAAACCTAATTTAGTTTCAAAAAATAACATATCGGCACCAATGGCACCAGATAATTGTGGTCTGGCGTAAGTTGACAACCAACTAATTGCTTCAAATGGTTTCATACGAGGTACTAAAAAATCATAAACACCAGTTGTTTCTTCAATTGTAGATTGTGATAATCTTTTTTCACCAACTTTTAATTGATCTTTTAAAATATTTTTAATAATGTCGGATATTTTTGTACCTTTATACGATTTGCTAATTTTAATTTGTTCAGATAACATAAGTTCTTCAGAACAAAAATACAATGTATAAACTTCACTATTCATGTTACCAGATGGTTTTCTACCGCTTGATTTGTAAACACGAAACAATTGTTCATTATCATTACGGCCATTTTTTACTTTACCAAAATCAATTTCAATAAATTCGTTGCCGGTTAGTTGCAAAAGTTCAATAAAACCTTGTGAATCAATTATTGTAATATAACCTGATGCAGAAAAACTATAAATGTCCTCATAATAAGACAACTCAACAAGCAATTGCCGAAGTTCAATTCTTTGGCCACTAGCTGTTAAAAGATTTAATGTTCTTAACGAAAAATCTTGAGGATAATACGCACCTGGAGATTCTACAGTATTTGTATCTTCTATCATATTAAGCCATTAATTTTTTAAATTGTGTTTCCATTAGATCAACATAATTAGCATTTAAAATTCTAATATTTCTTTTTGATTCATTTAAATTTAATTCATAATCATAAATACTAACCGCATTACGTTCTGTAGTTACTGATACGGGTCCTGTTGGTAGTGTATATGTTTCAGTTTGTGTGACTGGTAAACTATTGTATGTATTTTCATCGATTCGTACTTTTTTAATATATGTTGTTTGACTATTAACGTCATATTGAGTGATTATTTTTTCATAGTATTCTATTTCAGAATATATATTAATTGAAGAATATTCGTCTGCAAGATACTGTTCAAATGTTGCATAATTCATTGGCCAATCCCATTGAGGATCCAATAGTTGGTTGGCAAATAAAACAATCCAATAACGATATGAATCGCCATAATATTTGTGAGCAATAATTTCTGGAGTATCACCTTCTTGTATATCATAAGTATAATATAATAATGGATCTTTTAATAACTGTGGTATCACACTTGATCTGGCCAATAAATTAGTCATAACTTTTGAGTTACCAGTTGAATCAATGTAAATTATTTTTGGTAGAGTATCGAAATATTGCATTTTTAAAATCCAATTTGAATTTTTTTTCTATCAATGAGGTCAATTTCTTTAAAATTCATTGTTAGTGTTGTTTGTACTGGTGAGCCATCAGGATGTGTTGACCATCCGTTAGGAGCATAATTAACATCAATACCGGTGATCACACTTTCAGCCACTCTTGTAATGTAAGGATTTTCTGAGTTGTTTAAAATAAATTGCAAATCAAATGTTGAAGGAGGTACAAAAAACATACCTGCACCACCAGTAATAATTTGTGGTGCAGCATGTGTTCTGAATAATTGTACTATCTTACGAACATCATTTGCTTCTTGTTGTGAATAAGGTGTAAAAGTAAAAGCCATTTGATACGACCTAAAATCAATACCATCAAATAACAACTGTTGCTGTGGATTAACTGCAAGACCTTGTGTTGATAGTGCTAATTTTGCTGCGTTAGATTGCACGGCCGAAAGACCTAAAGAAGCTAATTTTCCTATCTTAGATATTATTGGCAGTTTTGTTGAAGCCGCACCACCAGCAACTTCTGATGCAACTTGAGCCAAACTTAAATTGTTATATGATGCATCGTATTGAAAATTTACTGTGTCTGGCATATATAAAGAAACTGTAGCCACACTTCTTTTCTTTCTTGGCCGTAATGATTGATTTATTGATGTATCACCACCAAGTAATTTTTTGACCGAATTAAATAACTCACCAACGTCTGTTATGGAAGGTAATTTATATTCTTTAGATTCTTCATATCCAATAGGTGTTATTTCATTAATTGAAAATTTTACAACGTGGGATTTTGTAGAAGAACCTAAATCTCTTGGATACTGTAAAGTATTCAATTTATATTTACTGTCAAACAAAGCACCTAATGGTCCTTTGGTTGTAGTACCAGGTATGCTTACACCACCAATTGAAGTTGGAATAGAAATAATGGCCATTGATTTTTCTTTTTAGATTGAATATACATATTTATATGGCTTACCAAGGAATATTCAGACCAAAGAACCCTAAAAAATATATTGGGGATTCAAATAACATTGTGTATCGCTCTTCATGGGAGTGTAGAGTGATGAATTGGTTCGACCAGAACGAGGACATTATATCATGGGCAAGTGAAGAATTGATTGTTCCTTATAAATCTCCAATAGATAATCGATTTCATCGTTACTTTCCAGATTTTATAGTAAAAGTGAAAACCAGAGATGGTACAATGAAAACATTGATGATAGAGGTTAAACCAAAGAAACAGACCATACCACCAGAACAGAAAAAACGAGTCACCAAACAATATATAAATGAAGTTGTAACCTATGGTGTCAATCAGGCCAAATGGAAGGCCGCACAAGAATACTGTTTGGACCGTGGCTGGGAGTTCAAAATAATGACCGAAGAACATCTAGGACTGTAACTAAATACTTTAATGGAATCTAAACTTACACAATTGGCCAATGCACGACCATCTGATATGCGGATAGGTTCAAAAAAATCACTTGAATGGCTGA